AGAGTTAGATGCTGGTGGCTGTGCCATTAGTTAAACTGTCCACAAGCACCTTACAGGTGCTTTTTTATTGCTATAATAAGAATGTTGAGGGATACGACGCAAGGCAGGGGTGAGCAACAATTCAGATGATCTTTGATCACGCTGTGGATAACTGCTCTTTATGTTTGGAGACCTCTTGTACTGCTGATGCTTTAAGGGTTTAGGGCATCTGAAAAGACAGTTTTGAAGTCAGAGCAATTCCCTCAACATTCTTATAATAGGAGAGTCTATGTCATTTTTCAAGCACGTTCAACTTCACGAGTACGACATCACCGACAAAGGTATTAGTCAAGCGTGTTATGATGAAATGAAGCGTGAGGGATACATCTTACCAGAAGATGAGATGAGAGTCCTAGCAGATCACAAGCGTGAGCAGTTCAAAGAGTATATGCGTCCACTGTTCGCATAAATTCAGGCTGCCAACCAGTTCAGGAACTGTCACAAGATCACCCCACACGGGGTGATTTTTTTGTATAATTAAGGTATGAGACAAATCCCACTTACCGAAGCAATGGAAACCGCCCTCGTGGATTCCCTCATAATGCTTCGTGACCTCGGTTGCCCTGATCACATTGATGAGGCAGCATTTGACGAACTCTGTGACAGAGTTTTTGAACCCTCACCCTTTGAGTATTCTTGATGTACGGTGATCTTTATCCACAGCATTTCTATGCTTCATTCTATCACGCTAACGGGTACGACTGGAAGACAGACAAACCAAAACCTGATCCAGTTCAAGAAGTGCCACAGTGGTACTTGAATAGACACCCCGAAGCGAGTTATAATGAGTACATCAACGAACTTCACGAATACTTAAACGGTCTATGAGCACACTACATCACGAAGACATTTTAGAGGATTGCTATCTTGAGATCCTCGAAGAGTACAGAACAGATTGTCTCTTTATGACGCAAGAACAGATAGACAAAATGGTCTATCAAAGATTCGAGGATAAGTGCCAGTGAGCACTATCCTCTTTTTTATTCACTTCTTTACTGTTATTATGCCCGAAGCGAACGACTGCACATTTGATGCACTTGTCGAGAATTACACTGACATTGTACTCGATAGGATGGACAATAAAGATCTCGAACAGTATGTGTGGGATAGTCTCACGGACTATTACGAGAAAATGACTGAGAACGAACTAATCGAGCATATAAATGAAATGGAGGACAAAGAGACTGCCGATGACATTATCGGTTCTTGTTATGGTATCAATCCACCCGACTGTTTTATTGTAGGACGGGATGACGTACCCAAACCGATAGCTAGTGCCAGTTCACAAAGTGACTACGATCGCATCCCATCACGCTATTGAGTGGTTATAATGAAAGAGTAAAGCAAACAACTCTTTTATGATCCGACTTGAACTGATGATGGGACTGGACATCCCCGATGCTGGTACAGTCACTGACGCAATGTTTGATGATTTTATCCGCACCGAGATTGCACCACATCTTGACTATGCAACCATTATTGACGGTGTTGGTCTTTGGAAAGGCACCCGTGAAGATTGCAAAATCCTCGTTATAATGGCAGCAGAGTCTGACCAATCAAATCTTGAATCAGTTCTTAGGTCAATCGGCAAGGCATATGCTCAAGCATTTCGTCAAGACTCGGTTGGTCTCGTTTGTACACCCAATGTTCCTATGGAGTTAATCAAGTGATTAAAAAGTTCGACACTAACGCCGTTGATGATCTGATCCGTGACTCTCTCGGATCAGATGAAAACCTCGAAGTCTATCTCAACGACATTCCAGAGGATGAAGCGGTAATTGCTCAACTTATGAAGGAGGTCTTTTGAAGCAATCTTCTAAGCAAACTCAATCTAAATCACAAATGACTTCAGAGACCTACGACCTATTGTGCAACGATCCCTACATCAATTATTACTTCGTTGTTGATAGGAGTCAACCCAAGGCTAAGACAGTTTAAGAACTGTCCACATTTCCCCCATTCTCACGAGTGGGGGTTTATAATTTAAGTATGAACAAAAACATCTTTCTCACAAACGAAGCAGCACGCAAAGACCCCGTTGTCGTTGCTGCAATGAAAGCAATCCTTGAAAGGATGCAACGTGAAGAGGATCGCTCAATCGCACCTCACACAGTTGAAGTCTCACCCGTCAATTTCTTACAAGATGTGATGGACGACTTAGGAGATCCACAGTTCAGAAACCGTGAGCGTGAAGAATACTTCGCTAACGGATGGGCAGATTCTCATCGTGGGGTATGGCAATGAGAATCGCACTTGCCTCTATCGTTGTTATTGTCGGGGTCATCCTCGGCAATTCCATCATTAGTTCATTCTCAGAGATGACCAATGAACGCAACGACCAACTATGCCAAATTGATTCTAGCTATTGCCAATGAATTTCAAATCTAAGCGGTGGGGATCTTATAAGAAGTGGGAAGACCATTCCTACATCTATTTTGATAAGATCGCTAGAGGTCTAATGATCTTTAGACCTAAACCCCAACCAGTCCTACTATCCAAACTACCAATCATTGCTTATGAACACTTCAATTAGATTCTGGACACCCCAAGACCAGAAGTGCAGATATATGTCATTTCCGACCTATGCACTCGCAGTCCAAATGATTGAAGAGTTTATGAAGATCGGAGTCAAGGCAGAAGTCAAACTCTACTAAGGACAGCACCCCTCTAGGACAGTTAACCTAGGGGGGATTTTTATATGAGAATTCGGCAATGCTAATCTATAACGAACCGATCTAGCGAGATAAATATTTTTTTGAGAAAAAATTTCTCTTATAAGGAAAATTTCTATTATGGCTACTAAGAAACCTTTTTGGACTGTATCCCGTGTACACGTGGGTAGCAAATTATCTTCAGGTGTGATATACTGGAGAAAAGACAGTATCTGGACAAGCACCGTCGAGGACGCTCATAAATTCCGTTCCACGTCTACTGCTGAGAAAGAACTCGATAACCTTAAACTAAGTAACCCCGATGCCAGAGTCGAAAAAATCACCCCAAGAGGATAACTCCAAATGGATGGAGAGTGTAGTCAACGAATCTATAATTCGCTCAGACAATAAGTTGCTTGAAGATAAGATCGATAAGTTACAGAAGGAAGTTGATGCACTCAAAGCAAGACCTATAGCAAAGATTATGTACCGCCCACCAGGACATACGAAGCACTTACAACTTGCTGAGTACTTGGATACACTTGAAAATAGGTTAAATACAATAGAGCTAAGAATAGAACTTGACGTTTAATGGGATGTAATTTCCAAGCAGGGTTATCCATTACTAGTCCATATGGTAGTAACTTTACCTATGATGCGACTGGACAGGATCCTGATGACAACTTATTGGGAGGCAATGACGATGAGAACTACTTTGAGTATGTCTTTACGTTAAACAATGTCACTTGTACTGATACATTGTGTGATACCTATGCACCATCTAGTATAAGGGTTACTGGTACCGAGCAATACTTTACGCTATGGATATGCGATAGCACCACTAGTCGTATATCAGTGCGAAACAGCAGTGGGCAGTTTAAGGTAGGTGAGACTATCACAGCACCTAATGGTGCTACTGGCACTGTAAAGGAATGGCATAACTTCCGAGAGGTCAATGGTTTAGATATTATAGAGTTAGACAATCCCTCTGGGAACTTTCCAGGTGAGACTGTAACAGGGTCTGAATCGGGCGTGACCGCCGACTGTGTTGCAGGATGGTTCGATAGTCCTGGTAGTACGTTAGTTGGTGGGGTAACGGTAACCACAGAACCTGTTGTAGCTACGTTAAGTGGGTTCTATGCCTACCCTAAGAAGGTATCCTATACAAAGTACCTAAGTCCGAAGTGCGATACCCTTGTGGACGTGTGCGGACCGATTGCCGAAACTCACGACGAGACAAAAGGATGGATGGAGATGTTTGAAGATGGTCCTGATACCTGTGACTTCAAACAAATTAATAAACAGAATAGAGAACTACTACAGGATGAATGGGGAAAGACCACTGTAACGTGTAGTAGAGAGAGCACGTGGCCGATTAATGCTGATACAGGTGTATACGTTGCAGTACCATTACTAGGAGAAGATGCGAATGGTAATCCTATAGGGATGCAAGAGTATATTCATCCTGGTTTACAGGAGAAAATGCAGAAGAGTCTAGACAATTATAATAAGCAAATGTTGAGTATGTGTGATGGTGGAGGTATTACAGATGCACAGCAGTGGATTCAACTAGAACAATCACTTACAGATCCAGTAGACTTAGCATTCCAAGCAGATTATATCATCGATGGTGCCCAACAAACCTATGTTAACCAGATGGATGCTAACCTGAACAATACTTCAGGTAATAGTGCTGAGTTCTGGAGGGAGATAAGGACGTATAACTGCGAATTTAATGATCTAGTTGATGGGGCTATAGCAGCAGAGGAGCACGCTATGGCAATAGAGAAGAATCAACAGACGATAGTACCTCAAAACTGGTATACAGAGAAGATGCAAGAGTGGTCTACCTCTTCTTTTAGAGGCGTACCCTCTGCTGGACCTAGAATTAAGTGGAATATCTTTGAATATATCCCTCATAGTAGAGGAAGACAGGAATTTCCTTACACTATAGTGGGTGGATGGTACTGTGCTGACCTAGTACAGGGTCAAGTAGGGACTCAAGCTACCCATACTTTCAATATTAACCTTGAAGTGAACTCAAATTGGTCTACTTATAGGGATTTACTAGCAGAAGCAGTGGAAAGACAAGGTAATCCTTATGATGATGTCCTCATTGCACAGATAAAAGCGTTTGTTGACCCTTCTCATAGTACTATTACACTGTTTGATTACGATATTACGAACTTCCCTGACTATGGATACCTTGAATTAAACAATTATGAGTATGCTGGACAAGGAATAAGTGCCATTACTGCACTAGATCCAGGTCTAGGGTATATGAATGCACCTACTGTGACCTTTAGTGACCCTGATTTACCTGGTGGCACACTAGCTACAGCAGAAGCAGTAGTAACAGGAGGACGTATATACGGTTATAAGCTCACTAATGAGGGTAGTGGTTACATACAAAGCCCAATAATTACCGTCTCTGCACCTAACCCTGCCCTTAGTGCGGTAGCTGATGTGGTTACAGGGAGCAGTTATATGATCAATATCGATATGGATGCGTACCCTTTACTCTTTATGGGAATAACAGTGCAAGATGATCTAGGTCAAATGGACGTAAGGAGTGTAAAGAGGAGTGTACCTGGTGTAGAATTCCAGTGTACTGCGGATGGTACGGACATACTAGTAGTAAATACGGTGTACATTGAGTCAAATCAGACCGCAAGTGATATTGATATAGACGATATACAAGCTGGTATGATCATTGAAGGGTTTGATGACCCTACAATTTACGTACAACAGGTCACTTTAGCTGGTGCTACCATCCAAGTGAGTCAAAATATAGCTGCTGGTACGTACCGAGTCAACACAAAGACCGCAATTCAGATGAGTGCTGCGTCAAATACAACACTTACTGGCGTAGATTTCACTTTTACCGCCCCTCAAGTGTCAAATGCGACCGCATATACCCGTTTATTCCTTCAATCGGAGACTGGTAGCTCCTTCACATACGAAAATTCACGTGAAATTGCTCATTTTGATGGAAAAACAGCAAATGAAGACGGAAGTGTCACTCTAAATAACCTATTGAGGACAAGAAAGCAGACGGAAGGCAAGCAACACCTCCGAAATGACCATACTTTCTTGCATATTTACGTATAATGTCAGCTTTTGGACTAACAACAGGCGTTTGTACGGGTCACGGGTGCTGGCCACCCCAAGGATACGCTCCTTCTCCCATTACAAACGTCAAAGTAACTAAGATTGCACCTCTTGTAAGCACACAAATAAGAAATGTGCACTGCAAACCGTGTGGAAAGAACCCTGCGTGCCATCCAGGCACTGTTTCAGTGGGTTGTGCGACTGTTGTGTGTGGTGTAGGTGCTCCAGGTATGCCAATGCCCGTAATGAAGACGGGTCATATGGAAACAGATGCGATACTAGCTAAGATTGGACCTAAGATATGTGCTGCTAGACTACCCAGTGCTAAAATTGGCACAAGTATCAGTTGCGGATCAAAGGTTGCGGTAGGGGCACCTAATGTGCTATTATGTACGGGAGGCAGTTCAATCTCTAAGCTTGCTGCTCTCGCTGCTGCAATGGCAGCTCTGGGTTCGTTCCCTATACTATCAATTCCTTCTATTGGAGGAGGTGGTGGTTCAGGGTCACAATCTCCAGGTGATAACTCTGTTACTGATTGCTCTAACTAATGGCACTTTATTCAAACACATCTTTAAAGAAAGAAGCAACTCCAAAGAAAACCCGTCAGGGTACAGGAGCACATTCTAAGTACTCTGCTACTTCTAGAAATGGTGCAAAGAAAAGATATCGTGGACAGGGAAGATGACATATCAGGCACTTCCTAAGTGTTTGCACGTAAAAGATAGCTCTGTCGCTGGACAGGGTTTATTTGCCACTGAGGATATAGCAGATGATGTTTATCTGGGTATATCACACGTAGTTGTGGATAGTACCATTATGAGAACCCCTTTAGGAGGGTTTGTGAACCATAGTGAGGAACCTAACTGCACAAAGGATCTAGAGATGGAAGAGTGGGGACAAATATATCATTTGAGAACTCTTAGACCTATTAAGAAGGGTGAAGAGTTGTTTTTGAAGTACACATTCTATAAGGTAACTTAAAAGTCGCTAAATAAAGTCACGACCTCGTGTATTAGTGTATGCCGAAGGCTATTGACTTTAAAGACGTATCTATTTCTTTAGGTATCAACCCTGTCACTGAAGACGTTCTTACTACCACAGATGAAACTGCGGTAAAGAGAGCGTTATATAATATTGTGATGACAAGAAAGGGTGAAAGGTTCTTTAAGCCAGATCTCGGTAGTAATGTTGCAGATTTGTTATTTGAACCTCTTGACTCTGCTACAGCATCTCTTCTAAAGGAGGAGATCGAGTATGTGATTACAAAGTACGAGCCTCGTATTAATCTTCTTCGTTGCGACATATCTGCCAATTACGATAGTAATGGCTTTGACTGTGCAATATCATTTGAGATCATCGGTATTATGTCCGATGTCCAAGTACAGGATGTAGATTTCTTCCTAGAAAGAACCAGATAAATGTCTTACGTTCAAGTTGCCAATTTAGACTTTACAGAGATTAAATCATCTCTGAAAGAGTATCTTCGATCTAATAGTGATTTCACTGATTACGACTTTGAGGGTTCAACTCTTAGTACCCTGTTAGACGTACTCGCTTATAATACGTACTACACGGCGTTTAACGCTAATATGGTAGTAAATGAGGCGTTCCTTGAATCAGCGACTCTCAGAGACAATGTGGTGTCTCTGGCTAAGCAAATAGGTTATCTTCCCAAGTCTTCAGTATCTCCCACAGCAGTTTTAAACATTAATGCTGATTTTAGTACGCAGAATAATATTCCATCAATCGTTAAGATGCCTAGAGGGTCACAATACCTTACTAGGATCAATGGTACCACCTATTCTTTCATCACTGCTAAGGATTATGTTGTTGGATTGAATAGTCAGTCAATAGCAGAATTTCAAGACGTAGAAATTAAGGAGGGAAATTATGTCATCGAAACTTTCACATTCAACTCTGCCATTCC